CGGCGTTTTCGAGGACGGCAACGGTGGCCCGCTCGAGGGACTCTTCGATAGAATAGACGGTGCTCATCGTTGTTCTGGCGATTGGAGGGTCAGGTCAACGGAGGCAACGTCGGTGTCGATGCCAACTATGCGGTAGCGGCGGCCGGCATACTTGACGATGCCGCCCATGCGAAAGTCGGGGGCGCCGTCCTTGAGCACCGTGGCGGTCAAGCCCCGGGAGGGCTCAAAGCCGCCGTCGCCCAGCTGGTTGGCGTAGGTTTCCTCGCCCACGACGGCCGAGTAGGTGCGCTCGCGGTATTCGATCTGATCATCGATCGTGGCGATTCCCTCGGTGCAGCCTGCGGTGTAAGCCTGGGCAAATTGACTCATGCGGTGGGGGCGGTGTCAGCCTGCCAGCGGCGGGCATAGACGGCATTGCCGAAGACATAGCCGGCATCAGAGTTTTCAATAGCGTAGGTTGGGTCCATCGGCACGGCGGGGTTCCACGCAGGATGCTCGTGACGCAGGGTGATCTCGGACGGGACGAGTATGCCGTGCTTTTGCACTAGGCGGGTGTAGTCATTGTCGCAAAATACGCCGTGGTATTCGGGACAGACCATGCCGCCTTCAAAGGCAAACAGATCCAGCGTCGGTCGGGTGACGCAGAAGGTGATCAAGAGGTCGTCGGTGCGGTAGCCGTCGCGGATTTGCAGGGCGGCCGGGCGGTCAAGGTGGCCTGCAAGGGCGGCTTCGATCTGGGCGTCCCAGTGTAACGGACAGTGCAGGTCGTCTTGCACAGAAAGAATGATGTGCCCGGTGCTGGCGCGGGTGGCGGCGTTTAAGTTTTGCACAAGCGTCCCGCCGACTTGCTCGAGGTGGCCGGGCTCGCTGGTGGCGTGGCGGAAGCGGGAGAGGATGCTGGCGGTCTCCTCGTCGTCGGGGGAAAAGCCGTAAATGTATTCAATGCGCTCGGCGTTTTGCGC